GAAATGCTTTTTACAATTTCTGCGGCGGCAGTCACATTATACAGTCTCGTTCGAACTGCATCAGACTTGAAAAACGGCGAGCGCCAAACAATGAATCCGTCTACCGATGGCGTAAACTCATTGGAAGACAAGGAAATAACGCTATCGTCGTTACGCGCCAGCGTATTGAGGTCACGGGTGTGCCAAGCGCCAGAGGAACTTGACCCACCGGCTGTCCCGGCCGTCTTTTGGTCCTCAATGATCGCTGCCGGAATCCCGCCTCCACCAGTCGCTGCGACGGCCAGCAACTCCGTCACGGTGACCTTTTTCGCATCTACCCCATCATGCACAGCGACAAGCTCTGTGCCGTCAAGGGTAGCGGCAGCCGTCAGCGCGGCGAAATTCTTGCCGAGGCGGGCAGTCAATGCGGTCGCCATCGTACCGGCGAAGTTGGCATCGTCACCGATGGATGCGGCCAACTCGTTGAGCGTGTCGAGAGTGGCTGGCGCGCTGTCGATCAAGGCCGACACGGCGTTAGAAACTGCGGCATCTATATCGTCACCGGTCACCAGCCCTTGGCTTTGCAGCCATGCCAGCAAGACCGCCGCCGAAATCGGCGATGGCACCGATGCGTCGCCATCCGCCGCGCCAAGCAACACCGCATTACCCCCAATAGATGGGAGCGGCGCAGCTCCTTTCAGATTAATCGACATCGGCTATGCCTCACAGCGGCTTCTCTAGCGTCAGTTCCAGATAGGCGTCGACATGGTTGCCAGGGATAGAGTTGTCCTCGCCGGAAAGGCGAGAGCCTGACAGCTCTGCGTAGTGGTCGAGCCGAATTGTGCTCGGCGATGACAAAGTAAAACGTCCGATCAACTCTGAACTGGCCGAGCTGTCGGAACTGGCGTCCGGATGCGTATCCTGCGACGTGCCTGACGCGATCTCGGTCGCGCCGGTGACATTGTAGAGCCGGATATGATGGTGCCCGGCGTCGACGCAGACAGCCGCAGCGCGCGCGCGATAGATACCGGCCGGCAAGGAGATCTCGTAAGTCGAACCGTTGAGGCTGGCGCCAATCTGGTTAACGAGGATCGTGTTGAGATGCCGAGACGTGTACGCTTGGTCCGGTAGGAAATAGGGCGACGACGAGCCGCCGCGCGATTCCTGCACCATAAGCACTGGTGCGGTAACGCCTAGGTCGAGGGCAGCCGCCGCAAGCCATGGCTCAAACCCAGATGCCGTCCGCCGCCAATCATCACCCGTATCGGAGGCTGTAATCAGCGTACTGAGCGGCACTGGGAAATCGAGCCAAGCATCGCCATCCCACACGACGAAACGATCTTCAAGACCCGCCCAATCCCCAGTCGCCGGAGCGCCAACCACATAGGCATCACCTTGGGCAGGCGTACCAGGCGGCGAGGTTTCGTCGATCGACAACACCGCATATGCCGGCAGGCGGTACCACGCAGGCAGACCGCCCGTGGCCGCGAGAATAGCCTCCCACAACATGCGATCATTGGCGTTGTCGACTGCAATACCGGCCTCCTTGATGACGGTGCGAACCTGCGCCAAAAGCCCATTGAGCCAATTAGCCGTGATTGGAGTCCCTGTGCCGGGCTGGTTGCCCTGGCACGCCTTGAACCACGTATCGTCAATCCCAAACGTCCGAGTGTCCGTGGGTCGAACAGTTACCGCATTGGCAATGACGCCAACGCCGAGGAGATCAGTCATCGCAAACCTCGTTATTGCCTATTGCCAGACGAGCAATTCGGCGGCCCACATCAGTTTGTCCTCGCCCCACATCAACACGTTGGGTGCGGCATATGGCTCAATCACCAGATCGAGATGGGCCTGCACGACGCGCCGCATGACGCATTCGAGACTGGAAAAATCAGGCGCGCAGCGCACCCGGTAACCGGCCTCGATGAGACCCGCTTCGGCCTGGATTTCCGACGGCGCGACATAGGCCGAGCTCGCCTCGAGATCGACGAGGATGACGAGCGTCCCCGCGATAAACGTCTCCCCCGCCACAGCGCAATCAGCCTCGGCGAGCCCCGCCTCGGCCCCACAGCCGCTATCAATACAGGTCACAGACCAGCCATGACGGGCCGCCACCTCGACGTAATATTCGCAACGCGCCGAGCCGACGGCTCGGACCTTGTCGCAAAGGTCGGCATAGGGGTCGCAAGGGTCCGGCAGTCCGTAGTCGGAGGCCCAGAGATCGACCGTCTCGACGGCCGTGCCGCAGTTGAATTCGGCCATCAGCGCGCAGATGCGCTCGTTGACGTATTCCGCCATCTCGGCGAGCGCCGACCAGAAGCCGTGCAGCACCGAGCCCGGCCAAGGGCCGCCATCATGGTTGCCCCAGGCCCGACCGCGCGGCAGCAGCATCAGAAGCCGTGGCAGGATCTCCGTCTTGGTCGGACAGCGGTCGAGGTCTTCGCCGGTCTCGCAGGTCATCGCGTCACGCAAAGGTCACGGTGCCGAGCACGGCGATCTCACCGGTTGCCAGCGGCACGTCCAATTCGGGCGCGACGATGCCGTGACGCTCCTCGCCGGCCGCATTGGCCACCGCTTGCCAAAGCCACGACCGCGAGAATGTCTCGGGCGTCGCCAGAAAATCCATGCCGGCATGCGGCGTAGCAATGCCCGCGACACGGCCAAGACGGTCGAAAGCATCGCGCAGCGAGGCAATGACCTCTTCCTCCACCGCCGTCGTCAACGGCTCGAGGCCAGAAATCGTCACGTCAATGACGTGCGCCACGGGAAACTCGACGGCGACATTGGCCCCCGACGGTTGCTTCGTGGCGATGTATGAGGCCACGCGCTGCGCCTCGGCCGGTGGCCCGAGCCCGTCGTCGTAGCGCTCGTCCATCAGCACAAACACCCGCACCGAGGCGAGCCCGAGCCCCATCGGCTCGACGAAAACGCGAGTGACCCCTGAAACCTCACGCGCCCAGCGCCAATAATCGGACGCTGCCCCAGCTTCCGGCGGAAACCGCTTGCGGAAGAGGATACGCGCGCGATAGCTCTCGACGTCCTCGACGTCCATGCCGGCCGCCATGCCGTCACTGCCGACCGCCACCGTCGCGCCCGTGCCGGAGACGCCGGAAACGAGGACGAGCGGCGTCCCGGCAAGAGCGTTGCCTCCGGCGCCGTCGCTGGTTGCAATCGCTGCGACCGTGACATCGCCGGCGCTCGCGCGGCTCGCGGCGGCAAGCGCCCGGTATTCGACGCCATCCGCCCGCCGGAACAGGGCGCCGGAGGTGATCGACGCGCCGGCATCGCCGGCCGTCACGGTCACCGTGCCGATCGCCGGCTCGGCCGGCAGGCGCGGCATGCCATAGTCGGCACCCTGCAGCAAGAGGCCGTCGAGATCGGCGGTCACGGCGAACTGGCGCCGGGCAACGATGTCGAGCCGATCGAACAGCTCCTTCATCATGCCGCCAATGACCTTCGCCGTCGGGCCGATATTGTTCGGCCACAGCCAGGCATCGGCGCCGGGCAGATTGGCGCGGAAGGCCCGGCGGACCCGCTCGACGAGGCCGGAAAGCGTCTCGGAAAATGTCGTCATCGACCGACCTGTGCCCAAATGTTGTCAAACTTGCGGTCATAGACCAGCGACCCGTCGCGGCCGTAGAGCCGGACGACGAGATCGAGCCGGTCTTCTTCCGGTCGGGCCGTCGCGACCGCCTCGATTTTCGAGACCGCCTTCTGGTCGACGAGCGGCTGCAGCGCCTCGATAGCGAAGGCCTCGGCCCACATCGCCGTCTCTCCGTCGAGCGGCGCACGCTCGAGGAGCCACAGCAACGAGCCCAGCGGCGCCTCGCCGAGGTCGGCCCGCACGTCGACGGCATCGCCCCACCAGCCGCGCCGATCGCCATCGGCAAGCCAGGCGAGCGGATGGTCGGCCGGACAGCGCCGGTCGGTGAAAAGACAAAGGACAACCGCCGTTTCAAGCGCCGCCGTGGCCCGAAGCCCGCCGATATTGTCGGCCTCGTCGGCACCGGCCATCGCCCAGTCGCCGCGGCCTTCCTCGGTCGACCACACCGTATCCCAGAGGCCGACCCGTTCCGGATCGCATCCTTCCGTCTGGCGCAGGCGGATATCCGGCATCAGTCGACCCTCGCCCACACCACGTTGCTGAGACCGCCCTCGGTCATCACCCGATAAGGCGCCTCCTCATCCGGCGACAGTACGCCGAGATCGATGCGATGCGGGCGCACGCGAGTAAAGCGCGCGTCAGCGGCGGACGACACCACCTCGGCGTTGCCCTTGACCGTCACCTTCGGCGCGTTCGAGATCGTGACAGGCTTGCCGCCGGCATCCCATTCGGTGCCGTCCGGGAAGAATTTCAGCGCCTTGCCGTGCGCGTCATAGAGCACCGTGCCCCCCGGCGGCGTCTGCCGCGGCCGGTGGTCGGCATGCTCGAGTCCGAGGAGCACCGCCCGATCCGACCGCCCGCCGAGATCGGCGATGATCCCGTGCGCACCAGCCGGCGGCACGGCCGAGAGGCCGAACGACTGGATACGGTGCACGCCGCGCGGCTTGTCGCCGACGAGACCACGCAGGTCGACGAGTTGATGCGCGCCATCGTCGGCAAGCGCCTCGAGCGTCGCGCGGCGCAGCATCGCATCGAACCTACTCGGCATCGCTCGCGTCCATTTCCCAGGCCTCGCCAGACTTGTCGGCCCGCCCGGACTTGCCGCCATGGGCGCGCGGGTCGACAAGCGACAGCGCCGAGGTCGAGCCGGTCGCCTGCGGCCCTTGGCGCCAGGCGACGGACGAAATCCGCATTTTTTGCTCGAGCATCAGGAACGGCGAATAGACCGGCACCAGCGCGCCGGGGCGCCACAGCGCGCCGGAAGAATCGCGGAACCCCTGCAGCGTAACCGAAGCGGTCAACCCCGCGCCGGCCGAACGGTCGCGCTCTTGGCGAGCCCGCTTCCTCGCCCGTGGCCGGCTGGTGTCGTCCTCGTTGACGATGAGACGCGGCCGGTGGCGCTTGACGAACCGGTCGCGCGCCACCGCCTCGATCTGCAGATCCTCGTCGGTCACCCCGACCGGGCGCTGGCCGCGCACCCGCGTCTCGGAATACCGTTTCGACCAGTCGTGCGTCGCGGTGCCGATCTTGAAGTCGCGACCCTCGACGATCTCGCCGGCCATCTCGTCATCGTCGGCGCCGACGATCTCGAGGCCGCCATCGGCGGCGCCGCGCATCGTCGCGCCCTGCGAGCGCAGCATCTTGTCGGCCGCCGCGAATATCGTCTCGCCCGGCGTGATCTGGTAGTCGACCGGATCGAGCTTGACCTTGACCCGGATATCGACGTCGAACTTCTCGGCGAGCTTCTTGATGATCGCATCCGGCGGCATCTGCTTGAAACAGCCGGTCTCGTCGAGCGCCGAACAGTCGACGAGGTCGGCCGACTTCGACCGACCGGATATTGTGATATCGGCGGCTTTCTCGCCGAGCCGCGGCACGAACTTGTCGGTATATCCGGCGCAAAGCAGGTCGCCGTTCGATTTCACCTCGACGAGCTTGCCCGGTGCAAACACCCAAGCGAGCGCCTTGGTGCCGATTTCGGCAGCGCAGGCCAGCGTGAACGAGCGCGCCGCCTCGTCTTCCCCGGCGGTCGCCGCCATCGAATCCCAGGCCGAGAAAATCTGCCCGTCCGTCGTGACCGTCACCACCTCGATCGATGTCATGTGGCGAGGGCCTCGAAGGTGAGCGGCATGAACTGCGGATGCTTGACCCGGTTGCGGGTGACGAGCTCGTCGGCCCGCGTCGGATCCTCATAGAGTTGCCAGGCCATGACGATCGCCGGCATTTCGGTCGCGGCCTCGACGGTCATCACCGGGGCCGCATCGATGACGACCCGCGACAGATGGTCGATCACCCGGCCGCGCGCCTCGTCGAGCGCCCGATAAAGGGCGGCATCGAGCGCCCCGTCGCAGCGGCCCATCTCGGCTTCGAAACGCTCGGCCGCGGCAGCGCGGGCAGCGATCGCCTCGCGCCGGCTCGGATAGTCGGCAAGGACCAGCGCTTCCGCATAGGCCGTCAGGGCCGCAAGCCGCGCAAGCCGCGCCATCTCGGCAACGTTGCCATCGGCGAGATGGGCGAGAACCGTGCGCCGCGCCGGGAACGTCGGGACGTCGGCATCGGCCAGCGCCGCGAACACCACGACCGCCGCCGCCGGCACCATGCCCTCGCCGAGCGCACGGGCGATCGACACGACCCGCTCCGGCAGGCTCGCGGCAAGTCCGGCTCCTGCCGTGACAAGCGCGGGGATATCGGCGACCGCAAGGTCGAGCGCCGTCCTCGCCGCGGCCGAGGCCTCGACCGCCACCGCCTCGCTGGAGCGAACGGCCTCGAGCCCGGCAAAGGCGTTGGTGACACCGTCGCGGACACTTGCGGCGACGAAATCGGCCATGCCCTTGACGCGGGTCGAGGCGAGCACCGTCGTCACGATCGTTGCGGCAAGGCTCTCGGCCGCATCGAGGGCGCGCGACGCGAACGCCGTCGAGGAAACGAGCGCCGCCGGGGCGCCCTCGCGCACGAAGACGATATCGATGACGACGCGGCCGAGTTCATCCTTTTGGAACTTTCGATCGAACTCTTCGCAGCGGACCGTGAGCGAACCCTTGTCGGGAAGCACCAGCACCCCGGCGCCGCGCTGGTCGAGGGCGGCAACGAGCGCTGCGGCCTCGGCATCGGCCGTATCGCCGCCGAGATAGGCGGTGACACTGTAGCGCCGCGCCGACGATCCGAGGTCTTCGACGAACGGCGCGTCACGCATCGGGAATTCGTGGACGTCGAGGCGCCGGCCGCCCTTTTCCGAATCCTCACTGACCCAGAACGGCCGGCCCCGAAACGAGGCCCGCCACAGCGTCGCCATCCAGTTGCGGCAATCGCTCATGGTTCAACGTCCGCCATGGTTTTTCCGGTCGAGCCGGGACCGGCCGACCCACCGACCGCAACATGCGGAATCGCATTGCGCACCCGCTGGTCGATCTTGGCCAGGAAGTCCGGCGACGGACTGACGACGATCGAGGTCGAGATCGATGCCTGCCCGGTCAACTCGGCCGTGATCGGCCCCTCGACAACCGCCTTGAGGTTCTCGAGCCCTTGCAACTCGGACGCGGCGCGAGCCCCGCCGGCCGGCGACGACGCCATCGGGGCGGCTGACTGCGCCGCGCTGTAGATCACGGCCCGCCCCTCGACGCTCTGGTTCAGTCGGGCAAGGGTCTCGGCGGCCTCGGCCTGATACCGCTCCCCAATGCGCCGGCGGCGGTCAATCGCCGCCGCCGTTGGCATCGTCGCCCGCTCCGCCGGCGACAGTGCTTTCAGTTTTTCCAGATCGGCCGCAGCCTTGGCAATCATGTCCCGCCCGCGAACAATCTTGTCCGCGGCAGACTCAAACGCCGCGCCCGCCGCATCTGTCGCTGAAACAAGAGTGCGGGCCGCTTTTTCCGCGCGCAAGCGCTCGACCTCTGCGTTACCTGCCGCGACACCCGACATATCACGAGCGGCCATCGGGCCAAGCGTCTGGCGGCGGCGGCGCGCCACCTCGGCGGCGGCGGCAGAACGGCGGGACAAGTCCGCCGCCGTCTCGCCACTTGTTGCCAGAGATGCAATCGCGAGCGTCTCCGCCATCTTGTCGGCACGCTCCATCTCTTTGACAAGCCGATCCCGGCGCGCCTTGTCCGGCGTCTTGCCGAAGAGCAGGTCGTCGAAATTGACGATCTCTTGGCCACCGGCGGAGATGTTGCCGAGAATTCCACCCTTGTCCCCGCTCGCCACATTGCCGGAAGCCTTCAGCAATTCGGACAGCAGACCACCGTCACGAGACTCGATATCATCAACCATGGCACGGAGTTCATCGGCCACCTTACCGATCGCCGGAGCCAGGGCCCCACCAATCGCCGTCGCCGCGCGATCGAGGCTCGCGGTCATCTGGTCGATTTTACCCTGCGCCGTTGCCAAACGCCGCGCGAGATCCCGGTCGATGACCCCGGATGTCGACCGGATCTCGCTGACCATCTCCGCATAGACGTCGCGGAAATCGATCATGGCATTCACCGCAGCGCGAGCCTGTTTGTCCGGGAACAACTGCGAGATGAGCTGCGCCCGGGCCGTGTCGTTCAGCCCCTTGGTCATCTCCTTGACGGTATCGATGACCGCAACGAACCCATTCTCGCCGCGCTTCGCCGCGTTCTCCAGCACCTTGCCGATCTTCACGCCCTTCTTGGCAAAGTTCCGTTCGGTCTGCGGCGCGAAAACTTTTTGCATCGCATCGTTGAGATTGTTCGCCGCCTCTTCACTCGTACCAGACGTCTTGCGCACCACCTGCAGCATGGCCGCGAGCTCGGCAACGCCCTCGATCCCATGAAATTTGAGCTTGGCCGCGGATGCCGCCAACGACGGGAACTCGCGGGCCATGTCCTTGACTTCGAACCGGCCGAGCTTGCCGGCGACGGCCATCTCTTCAAGAGCCTTGCCGAGATCGTCGACGCTGATGCCGAGTTGTTCCATCGCCGCGTAGCCGGCCGTCGCCATGTCGTTAAGAGCCGCGCCAGTCGCCACTGCCGCCTTGGCAATCGTTGGCGTCGCCGCCACCGCCTCGTTGAATTCCATGCCGGCTGCGGCCAGCAGCCGCGTAACCTCGACGGTCTCCTCGCCGGTCTTGCCGATTTCCGGGGCAAAACGCTGCAGCGTCTTTTGCGCCCGCGCGATTTGCTCGTCCGTCGCATCGGTCGTAATTCCGAGATCGGTAATCGCTGCCTCGAGCGTCATGTAGCGCTTTGCCGAGACCGCAAGCGCCCCGCCGAGTGCTGCTGGCCCGGCATAGCGCGCGGCGATGGCCAGGGCCGAGGCCTGAGCCGACATCGACGCTTTCGAGATGGCACCGCCGAGCGCCGTCGTCCGATTGATCTGCTTCTGCGCCCTGTTGATCGCCGCCATTTTTCCGGCGATCTGGGCGAAGGTCCGCCCAGTCTTGTCACGCGCGGAAATGACCGCAGCCGCTTCGATCGTGCGCATCACTCAACTTTTCTTTTTCATGGCTTCGCCGACTTCGGCGACGTAGCGCATCAGTCTCGTGATGGGCAGCGCGGCAACGACCGCGATCTCACTCGGCCGGCCCTGTCCAAGGCGGATGAGCAACCGCGCTGCCATAGTCAGTTTCCCGGCGTAATGTCCCGAAAAAACATCTTGACGCCAGCCACCATGTTGCGGGCATCAGGCAGGCTGCCTTGGGCACGTAGCGCCTCCGGTGAAACATCGCTGAGGCGCTCGACATAGGCCTTGATCGTCACCATGTCGTCGGACGGAACGAGGGCATTACCGCCCGATCCGAAGACCAGTGTCGTCGGGTCGCCCAGATCCATGAAGTCGCCATAGGTCGGGACTTTCAGAATCACAGCATCACGGGCGCCATCCGCCGTCTGCACCGGCTTATCGAGGGTGACCCGCACACGGCCGTCGTCGAGACGTTCGACTCTTCCGCTCACAGCCCGACGCTCCGATACTGCGACGTCTCGATCGACATGCCGGAGACCTCGCCCGTCGAGGCGTTGACCGAGACGGTGCCGACAACGAGCGCGTTGGTCCAGAAATGCTGCTTGCCGACATCGACCTCGGTAGCGGTGACGTTGATGCGGCAACCCTTCAGCGCCGCGACCCAGTCGACGTCGCAGGGCGCGCGGAACGAGAACGAGGCCCGATAAGGCTTCGGCTTCTTGATGCCGGAGACCGTGCCGTCGTGGTTCGACTCGGCACTGGTCTCGAAGTTGAACGGCTCGTAGGTGAAATCGCCGGTGACGCTCAGGCGGATGCCGTTCGCCTCGAGTTCGATCACGCCGCCATAGCAGCACTCGGTCATGGGTCTGTCTCCTCAGAGGGCGCGCTCCCCTCCCCGCCGAGGGGAGGGGTTGGGGGTAAGGGGAATACTGGTCACACTTCGCGATATTCGAGGAACGCCGTGACGTTCGCGGCAAAGACGCGGAGCTGGTTGACGACGTCGACCGGCAGATAGGCGTTGACCCGGTCGGCATTGTTCGGGTCGCGCACCACTGTGACGAACCTGGCGAAGAGGTCCGCCTTCTCGACGACGCCGAGGCCGACGAGCTCCTCGTAGAGGTGAATGAGCGTCGCCTTGATATCGCGCGGCGTCGTGATCTGGGCAACGCCGGCCGGGTTCTCGTCGGCGAGCGCCTGGCGGCCGTGCTTGGCCGAAACACCGGCCCGCACATAGCGGGTGAAAAAGACGAGCTGCGCCATCGTCTCGACATTGCGGAACGTCGCATCCGGCGAGCCAAGGGCACCTTCCTGATAGGTCGTCACCACCCGGTCGATCTGCACCTGCCCGTCGACAGTGACCGTGTAGCCAGAGATACCGTCCTGGTAGAGTGCCTGGCGGTCCGGCTTGTCCCACCACAGCGCCCGGTCGGCAGGCGGCCGAACGCCGAGCAGTTTCAGCGTCTGCAGCGGGCGCGAGAGCTCCGGCGCATCGGTGAGGTGCGCCTGCGCCACCGCGCCAAGCGCCGCAGCCCATTCCCATGGCGGCGTCGGCGAGGCCTGCGAACCCATGATCGACACGTGCTGGTCGTTGCGGCCGTCGCCGAGGGCAACCAAGGCCGACAGCGTGCCGAAGCCCGCCGAGAAATAATGGCCGTAGAGCTGCTGGTACGGCGACCAGCGGCCGGCCGCATCGTCGAGAAAGCCACGAACCGTATTGAGCGAGGTCGCATCGGTATAGGGCGCGGCGAGGAAGTCCGCTTCGTCATCGCCGAGATTGGCGAGAGCCGCGGCAAGATCGGGGATACCAGTGCCGCCGGCCATGGCAACCACCGTGACATGGCCGACAAGGCCATTCGGCTCGTCAGCGGGCACGCGGATGAGGATGGCATTGCCGATCTCGCCGACATGACGCGCCGTGATGGTGACGACCGCCGTCGCCGCGGCCGCAGTCACCGGGACCTCGGCCGCATTGACCGTCGCCGCGATCTTGGTCGCGATGTCAGCCACAGCGTCGGACGCACCGATCTGGAAGGTCATCCGCTTGCCACAGATGTCGAGCACGCCGACATTGGCCGCGCCAGGCGCCGTGTTGACCGTGATCGTGCCATGCGCCGCGTTGCCGGCCGGATCGGCCAGCGGCAGCATCCAGATGGGCGCCAGGCCGGCGTTGCGGCGGGCGATCTTGTAGGCGGCCACCGCCATTGAGCCAACGCCGAAAAGCGCGCGCGCCTCGCGCTCCGACTGGATCGGGCCGGCCAGCGTGCCCGCCGGCGCCGTGCCGGCGCTCGTCCTCTGCATCGCAAGCACCAGCTTCGACTGCCCCTCATAGGGAGAGCCACCGGAATTGATCTCGGCCCAGAAGAACGGAACGAGGGTGTTTTCGGGGATCGCATTGAAGGCGACGGTATTCATCGGTCACTCCTCCGAGGGGGTGGCGTTGGCGACGGCTTCCGCCGCTGTTTCGGTTTTCGCCGCGCGGCGGCTCAAGGTCTTTGCTTTCGGCGCCTCGGTGGCGATTTCGACCTCGCCGTCCCGCGCGCGGCGACGCCAATAGGCAGCGTCGGCGACCCACTTGCCCGTCTCGGGCAATTTCTGGCGGAATCCCTCTTCGACGTCGGGCACGCGAAGAGGCTCACCCGCGGCATCGCGCACGGGCGTCACGTAGATTTGCGGCATCGCATCAGTCCTCGGTTAGCCCTCTCCCGCCGGGGGAGGGTCGGGAGGGGGGAAAGCCACATCCGCCACGACGGCGGGCTCGTCACCCTCCCCGGCATAGGCCGCCGGCGGACTCTTGGCATGAATGGCGAGGCCGACGCCGGCAAGCGGCACACCGAACATCGGCGACGGAGCGAGTCCGGCCAGTTGTGCGGCGATGAGCCGGCCATGCGAGCCTTCCGGCAGGGCCTCGGCCACGGCACGCAGCGGCTGCGGCAAACGATCGAAGCCGGTCGCGCCCGCCGCCACGCTGGCATAGCAATCGGCCCTCGCCCTGATGGAATAGGTCAGCGACCGGCTGGCGAGCCGCGTCGCTTCTTCCGCCGACCGATAGGGCTCGGACGTGATGCTCATCACGCCGAGGCCTCCGGCGTTTCGGAAAATCGCCCCACTCTCACCCTCGGCGAGGGCATGGCGCACTTGCGCCTCCAAGAGGTCGAGATGCGCCTCGATGGCCGGGTCGGTGTCGAGCGTCAGCACACCCTGGCCGGCACGACGCACCACCGACAGTTCGAACGCCAGTTCGACGGTGCCCGGTGTCAGGTCGCCGCCGGCGCCGCTGCGCGTCTCCGCCGCGCTTTTTTCCGTGTAGACAGCCACAATCGGCCGCCCTTCCTTGTCTGAGAGGTCATCGAACGCGGCAAACGCCGTGTCATAGACCCGGCCATCAGCGAGCGTCGGCCAGACCGGTTCGTCCGCGCCATACTGCGCGAACGGCGCCAGCGCCTCGAACGCAGCGAGACGAAGGGCAAGACGCGAGAGCATCAGACCGCCTCTAGATGCAATATGGTCCGCGTCGTGCCGCGTCCGGCCGGGCCGGCGATGCGATAGGTTGTTCCGTCCGGCACCGTCAGCCTGTCTCCTGCACGAACGTCCTTGCCGTCAAGGACAGCGGTCGCAACGAAGGCAACCGTTCGGACGCTGCGATGTCCGGCATGCCGGGCATCAGCTTCTCGCCAGTTCGCCGCGCCGCGGCCGCTCTCCACCGCCGCCGTTCGGATGATCAACGGTAAAAAGACAGACCAGCGATCAGGGTCTGGCTCATCCGGGCTATTCGGCGTCGGCGCGCGGTAGGGCAGGATTTCGACGTCGAGCGTCGCAAACACACCGTCTACGGCATCGGTGACCTGTCGGCGGATAGCATCGGCGGGGGCGGTTTGCATTTAGGAGGAGCCCTCCGAGGGCTGGTCGCCGAGGGGCAGCGAGGTTTCCGGCGGCGAGGCAACGAGGGCAACATCCACAGCCTTCTCCTCGACCGGTTCACTGCGGGTGACAACCGCTTCCGCGAGACGTTCGACGATCAGGTGCTCGCCGTAATCCGCCGGCAGACGCACCGTCTCGCCGCGCGATCCGACAGCCTGCCGCGCCACGCGCACCACGTCATCCGGAAAGATGACAGTGGTACGCAACACAAACTTGCCAGTCTTGGCCATGCGATTCTCCTGTTGCAATCCCGAGGCCGCTGGCCTCGGGACGACCTATTGAACGCGGCGGTCAGGTCAGCGTCAGCTTGCGGAGCGTGCTCGGCCTAGTACAGAGAGAAATCGCATTCATCTGCACCTGCAAGTCCCGCCCCTTGTTGAACGGCTTCTGCTCCTGCTTGACGTAGAACGGAAGGCCGATCGTATTGACGGTCTCCTCGTAGTCGGCCGGCGCGAAGCGGGTGATGAACAGGCCCGGAACGCCCTTGACGATGACGCGCGCTTCGTCGGCGGCAATGTACGGCGCACCGAGGGCGGTCGTGGCCGCCGAACCGGTGCGATAGCGCTCGAAGGTCATACTGCCGAACTCGAACACATCCGGCGTCGCCATGCGCAACTCGACCGCACCGGCATGCGACAGCAGCGTCTCCTTGACGCTCTTGTGCCGCCACAGCGCGGTGTGGAAATCGCGGCCCGTATAGACGTGAAGGCCGTCATAGTTCGCATCGAGCGAATCCTCGATGGAATAGCGCACCGAGTCGACGAGCTTGCCGACATCGGTCGCATCGACATCGAGTTCGAGCGAAACGGCCGCCGGGATCGCGATGCCGAAGCGGGTATAGAGGTTTTCGAGGATCGCGCCCGACTTCGTCGCCACGATACCCTTGATCGCACCGACCCGCTGATGCTCCAGCGTCATCGTCAGATCCTGGGCATGACGGCGGGCCTTGCTGTTCACCCGGTCGAGAACCGTCTCGAGGTCACCCTCACTGCCAAAGGCGCGCACGTTCTGCACCTCGTCGGCGAGAACGCTGTCGTCGCGCTGGTAGTGTGGCACCGCGAACGGGATGGCCGTCCGACCATGGTCGCCGGTGGTTTCACCGGTCGCGCCGCGCTGGCTTGGCTCGACGAGGCCGAGTTTGCCATCGCGCTCCTCGATCCAGACGGACGTCGTCGCAACGCCCTCTTCCTCGAAGACGCCGCCTTCCGAAATCTGGCCGGGACGGTAGTGCTCATGGTTGACGGCAGCCGTCAGAGAGACGACGGAAAAGGCGTCGTCGTTGAAGATGTTCATGCCGGGCATGTCAGTCACTCCAATGCAAAAAGCCCGCACGCAGGCGGGCTGGAAGGTTGCGAGATACCCGGCGTTACCGGACGATAGTACCGACGGCGGCGAGCTGCGTCGTCTTGGCGGAGATCTTGGTCGCGTCGTCGACGCTGGCGTCGTAGACCAGCATAGCGGCCTTGACCTCGGCATCGCGCGCGATGACGACGGCCTCGACATCGGCGGACGTTGCATCGACGCCGTGGCCCAGAACGGCGGTAGCAGTCTCAGCACCTTCCTTGCCCGCCACCTGCGCCGCAGGCGAGGGAATGTACTTGGCGCTGGCCGTGATCTTGCCGAGGACCATGCCAGCGGCGAGAACGCCGGCGCCGCTGGCGATCGTCACGGTCTCGCGCGAGCGGTGGCCGTTCGCCTCCGAAAGGAGGGCGGCCATATTGCGGAGAGATTCGGTCTTGTTGTCCATGTCCATGTCCATATCCTCGGTGCTTGCCGCGCTCAGACGGTCTTGCCGACCCGGCGGGCGGCGTAGATGTCAGTGGGATTGATCGTCGCCTTCTGGCGCTCGCTGCCGCGCGCCAGCCCGGCACCGGCCGCGCGGGTCCGGTCATAATCGGCGACGGTCTGAGTCTCACCGCTGCGGTCTGGCGCGGCCGCAAGAACCGCCTTCACCTGGTCAACGGTAAGATCGGTCTCGATGAGCGCCTCGGCCTGGGCCTCGCGGCCCTTGGCATCGTCGAGACCCATGATCTCGGTCCGACGGGCACGCGTTGCCTTCACGCCTTCGGCGAAGCCCTGGGCACGGGCGGCAGCGATCTCGGCGCCGACATCCGGTGCGGGAGTCTCGGCGGACGGCTGGTCCGCCTTGGTTTTCTCCGTCATGACAATCTCCTTCTGACGGGTGGAGGCGGCGGACGCCGCCGGAGAAGTGGCCGCGAACGACCAGTCGTTCTGCTTGGCCAGCGCGACGAGCCGCGACGGCGCATGCGCATAGAGGCGATAATCGTAGGCGGCGGCGGCCTTGGCCTTCTCGCCGTCGACCGATGTCGCATAGCCGGCAGCGACCGCCTTGTCGGCGGTCAGCCACGTCTCGGCCGCCATGGCGGCCAGAACCTTGTCGACAGGATTGCCGCTGCGATCGGCATAGATGCCGGCGAAGCTGGCGAGGTAGGCATTGAGCGATTCGATCGCCACCTCGTGGTCGCTGATCGTGCCGCGGCCGGATGTGAACGGATTGGCCGGCTCGTGAATCATCATCACGGTGCCGGGCTTCATCACGATCTCGGACCCGGCCATGGCAATGAGCGAAGCTGACGATGCGGCAACGCCGTCGATCTCGACCCGAACCTTGCCCTTGTGGGTAGCGAGCGCGTTGTAAATGGCGACACCGTCGTCGACATAGCCGCCGCCGGAATTGAGCCGCACGACAAGGTCGTTGTCGCGGCCATGCTGCGCCAGGGCGGCCAACACCTCACCCGCTGTGAATCCCTCGTCCCAATAGCTGCTGCCGACGAACCCGTAGAGCACGAGCTCGCCGTCGATATAGACGGTCATGTCGTTGGTCCTTAGTAGGGCCGAAACCGGCCGAATTTGGCAAAGCGCCGGCGGGTCACGGGCTGCCCGGACTGCTCGGCGCAAAGCCGCTCCGCTTCGCGCATGTCGCGCTCAACGCGGTCGAGATCTGGCCGGGTGAAAGCCGTCCGGTCGGTGCCCTCGAATCCGGCCTCGCTGACTGCAATGCCGTCACGCAGCGCTTCGTAACGAGCGCGCAGGGCTGACGCCTTGGCGCACCAGTCGATGTCAGCCATTTGCCGAAAGCCCCAATCCATCAGCGGCACCGCCGAGCGGGCCGCCATCGCCGCCGCGCGAGCGTCCAAACGGAATTGGCAATTCGAGATCGGTCAGCTTGCGGGCTTCGCGGGCCTGCTGCTCGAGCGCCTCTTCCCAGTCCTCGCCCTTCTCGGCATAGATCGCCTGCAGCGTCGTTGCCCCGGTCTCGAGTTCGACTTTGTTGGCAAGCGCATCCTTGTATGGATCAGCCGACGGCCGCTTCGGCCCGCGCCATTCGGTGTCGACAATCTTGTCGAAATTTGCCCGGAACGCCCGATAACCGCCCTTGAACGGTACCGCACCCGTTGCCACCATCTCGTCGAGCCAGGACTCGTAGATTGCTTGCAAATAGGGTCCGACGATCCGCTCGCGCCGACGAACGGCGATCGGCCAAACTGTGGCGTTACCCATCCTCACTGACGAATAGTTCGCCTGACTGAAGTCGAGCGTGAACGTCTCGAAGAGAATGCCGAGACGGCGCGCCATCTCGCGCCTGAGATCCTGCGCGAACGGCACATATTGCGAGCCCGGCGTCTGCGGGGTGTGCATCTCGAATTCCTCCCCGGGACCGAGATGAGCGATCCCGGCCGGATCGGAAAGACTGATGCTGCCATTCTTCAGTGCATCGAGACGCTGACCCCAGACCTCCCAGAGATCGGCGGCGAGATCCTCCTGCCCCTCGGCCAGCGACTCAATCGCGTTGAACGCATCGATACTGGCCTCCGGCGACTTGATGATCGCCGCATAGATGCTCTGCATCAGCGCCTGCGCCAGCGTGTAGTCGGCCAACTGGTCGGCCTGGGCGATCACCTTGAGGATCGGCGCCATCACCGAAATGCCACGCGGGCTGTCCGGCACGTCGCCACGATCCATGACGTGGATAACCCGCCGCAGCCCGGCGGTATCACGCGCCGCAATATCGACATCGCGGTCATATCCGCCTTCGCGCTTGACGAAGCGATAGGCAATCGGACGGCCGTTTTCGTCGACAAAGATGCCCTGATGCAGCCGACTGAATTCGTCGGTCTCGCGCTTCAACCTGTGCGGCGATGCCAGCGTGACCTTGGTTCCTGTTTCGATGCCGTAGCGCTGCCGCTGCTCGGCCGGCAGATAGTCGATGACACCAAGCCCCTCGCCATGGGCGAGATAGTAACGCATCACCCCATCGCTCATCTCGGCAAGCGTCGACACCCCGGCAAGGTCGCACTCGGCAGGCGTCCATGCCCAGACCCGCCACTTGCGCTCGACGAGCCGGCACCAGTCGGCGCGCTCCTTGTCGCTATAGCCGAGCCCCGAAAAATCTGGACGCGCATTGAGCTTCAACTCGCTGCCGACCGTATCGGTAATGACCTGGTCGGCAGCACCGGCAATCCAGCCGGAATTTTGCATGAAGTCCCAGGCAAGGGCCGATGCCCGCGCCGCCGCCTCACGCACATTGACCCATCCGTCTCGAGTCACTGCCCGCCGCGCCTGCAGGATGCCGGTCCGCTCGCCGCGCAGATATTGGCCGCGCGGGCGTGGCGACACAGCGCCCACCCTGCCGCGGCCGATCAGGCGGTCGAACAGACCCATCTCAAGTCCTCTTGTAGGCGCCCCATGGCCGCCTCTCGCGCTTCGTCGGTGCAGTTGTCTTTGCCGGCGTCATGACGTCCGGCGCGTCGAAAAGATCTGGCGTGTTCTGCCGTCCATGCACCTCGACGAGGAGGTCTGCCCATTTCTCGGCCGTCAGGTGGCGCTTGGTCTCGAGATACCATCCGAGCGCAAAGGCATAGACCGTGACATCGAACCAGTCGTTCTGGCGGCCACCAACCTTCTTCCACTCGCGCTTTGCCTTCGGGCTGACGAGATTGCGGGCGCGGCGATTGACTGAGGACCGCACCTCCTCGTCAGGGTCGACCAGCCGCTCGGCCGTCAGTTCTTTTGCAAAATCTTCGTCGACGAGATCGCCCGACAGGTGCAGCACATTGCGCGGCCATCCATTGGCCGCTGGACCGTCGACGAAGTTGGCCAGCGACGCCACGACCTCGGTTTTCACGTCGTAGAGATGGACTGGATAGAGCGCCGTCTTGGCGATGACCCGACCGAACTGGTCCTTGATCTTCTGAACCGTCGGCGTACCAATCCACGAAGTCTTTTGGACATGACGACCGTCGAGAGCCATGACCTGCGGCCGGGCGGCGCAGAACCTATAGGCACGCTGCGTTGCAAATCCAGTATCGACACCGGACAGGTCGAGCCCCTTGAGAGTGCCGCCGGCCGCCGGATACTTGCGTTCAAGCGCATCGGCGAGGGCAATCCACGCATCGTCGACCTTATCAGGCGGTCCCTCAAATATCTCCCTGTCGATCAGCCAACGCTGCGACCGCGGCCCGATTGCATAGACCGCCCACTTGATTCCGTAACCCTGCACGTCTGCGGCCGAGACCAGCAGGCCCGCTTCGCGCGGAACTTCCCGCACCGGACCCGCGAAGCCGCGGGCCATGTCGACGATCTTCTCCCAGTCGACCGCATCGACACCGGGATCGTAGGGCTCAGCCAGCGTCTGTTGCGAGAAGGTTCGAATCTTGCTGGTATCCCCTTGGGCATCCATCCAGCCCTTCCAGATGTCGTCGAACCGCTCGTTCTTTGAATAAGCCGCCCACAGATGGTAGCTCGGCTGCCAGTCCCTACATCGTCCTTCGCATGGCGGGCATTCGAACTTTGCGATTTCCTCAGCCTTCAAGAATAAGCCCGGCGCTGTTTCGCCGTCGTCAACGCGCCTAGCGATCCATTTCCCACCAGCCAGCATATCGGTCTTGTGCCCATCGACGATCGCCCCGTCGCAGGAAAGGCATCGGAGATGTGCATCAAGCCCGATCGCATGGGCCGGGCCGCGCATCTGTTCGAAGGTCAGAACCTGAAAGACGCTACAATGCGGGCACGGAACATAGTAGTACCGCTGATCTCCTGCCAAAAAGTCCGCCGTCACCACACAATACCCGACATCGCCTGGTGTCGAACACTGGAATTCCTTGGCCATATCGCCATATTGCTTTTGACGGGCGCGGGCCTGATCGCGCGGACTGCCGCGACCATCGACGTCGTTGGCATAACCGGTCACCTCGTCCATCGCGAGGTATTTGATTGACAGCATCTGCAGGCCTTTTGACGAGCCTGCGTTGACGATCTGACAAAAGCCGCCGGCAAAACGCTTGAAGGAGATTGTGGACCCACTCTCATCCCGGCTACTGACCGGCTTCACCTTGTGTTTCAGCCGCTTCGACGCATCGATCATCGTTTGCAGCTTGACCCGATTGAATTTGGTCGCCTCATCGAGGGTCGGAAACACCACCATCATCGGCCCCGGCGCCTGGTCGACGACGAAGGCAAACCAGTTCTCCATCGCTGTCGTTTTGCCCAACTGCGCCGCCCATCTTGCGACCACGCGCCGCGACGGATGGTCCGGGTGCAAGCAATCCTGCACCTCACGCAGGTACGGCATCCGATCGGTTCGGAACGGCCCCGGCCACGGCGAGCCACTCTCTGGCGACACCACCCGATAGCGATCTGCATACTCGCTGATTGTCAGGTCTTCCGCTGGTCGACTAGCGGCGGCCAACGCCGAAAACATGACCTTAGCCCCAGATGGCAACTCCGGAAAAGCCGAACGCATGGCACAAGCAGTCATGACGTCACAGCCAAAGCACCGTCTTCGACAAGATCATCCTGAACGAGTTCGGCTTCTGACGCCATGGCATCGAGATGCTGCAACATCACGCGATGAAACATGTCAAGACCTATGCGCGCATATGACTTAAGCACGAGGCGAACCTGACGCTCGTTCCATCCGTACTTGATGGCACATTCCGATGCCATCGGCTCGATCGCCCGATCGAAGGCACTTTGCATCAGCACCACGGATCCACGACCCGACTCGTCCACCTCCCTGGTCGGTGTCAGTTCGCGCCGGCGCTCGGCGAGATCCATCTCCCTGAGCTCGGCATCAGCCAGCGCCTTGCGAGCCGCGCCGACACTCTGCGTCTTGGCCGTCGCATCAGCCACCGCGTTAGCCCCGGCGCTCGCTGGCGCCGTCAGTAACGGTGCAGGCTTCTGCTCGACGCGGATATTTTCGCGCCGATGTACGACCAGCGCTTCGAATTCAACGAGACCGCTGCGCCCCTCCCGCCTGACCGGCAACGCCTCGGCATGTTGCTTCAAGTATCGCGACAACGTCGAGCGATCGATCGAGTCGCCGAGCGCCGTCAGCCGCGCCGCAGCGTCCGTGATCGACAGCCAGTCCGCCATTCGTTCCGTTCCGTGCAGCACACGTGCACCCGTGCGGCGCGTGTACCGCTTGCGATGTGCCCTACTAGCGAAATTTCGGGCCGCAGCGCCGCCGTGGGGGGTCGGTTTCGGGGTACGGTCCCTGACCTGGGGGCGCACATAGTGCTACTATCCTGGGGACCGCCCCGATCAGAATCGCCTCGAGTTCATGCAGGATGGCGGCAGGCACTTCGACGAAAACAGACGCATAGAACGCTGCTTCAGTCTCGCCCTTCACCAACTCTTTCGGGATCGCCGGCCCCCACAGTTTCTCGAGCGGACGGCGATCCTTTGTCGTCCGCACGAATACGTGGCCGCCGAGCTTGCCGATCCGCGGCCCGAAGGTATGCGGGAAGATGCGCCGCTGATTCCAAGGTGCGGCGGAAACGCCCTTCTTCGTCTGTCGAGCGCCGAATTCCTTCAACGAGATATGCTGGCCACTCGCCTCGATCCGATATTCGAGTCTGTTGTAGCTGGCCTTCTTGGTCCTCAGGGCCTTCTTGACCGCGCCGTATTTTGCGCCGGTCTGATCACGCAGCGCCCGGATGACTTTTGTCCTCACCTTGCCACCGGCTCTGTTGAGGCCACGACGGATGACGTGCGGTGCCTGGTTCCCGGCGCCCCGCAGCACATCCTCAAGCGCGATGATCTCGCTGATATCGGCATGCAGGAGTTCACCTGCCACGCCAGGCCCTCGCCATCAGCCTTTCCCGCGCCGCCTTCAGTGCTGCGGCGGCGTCTTCGCGCGCCGAGGTAACGACGAACCGCGCCGCCTTCGTGGCACCGACACGGTTTCCGGCCAGCGCCTGGCGCGCGCCGAACACGATCGCCCGCGCCCGCTCGCCACAGCGACAGCCCATGCCGTCTCGCCTCTCTTGTTCGATTGTCCCGGAAGCCCCGCCGCGCTCGCCGAGCGCCGGCACGTCACGACAGTGCACGACACCGCCGCTTCCGGATGCCCTCCCGGTCCATCGCGCGCTGGCGGCCGGGGCGTTACCCGCTTCTCGACCGTCGGCTGAATGCCGAGCGCCCCGCCCGACGGTGCAGATGCGCTCCAACCTGTTGCCCATCGAGGGCGACAACGCCTCACGCAGGGCTCGCGCTACATCACCCACTCCCCAGAAACGCCGAAAGCCCCGCGCGTCTCCGCCGGGGCTTCCCTGAAGTTCTTTTGAACCGTGGCAATCCTGTGTCAAATCACACGCGCATGTCAAGCGGTTTTCTTCGGCGGCCATGATGCCGGGCGCGGATCGTAGAGAATGGCGCCGCCCATCACGAGGTCGTCGGCCGCTTGCCACGGCTCGAGGCGCCGCGCCGAGCCGTCCACCTCGTATGCACTCAGCCGTCCTGCCAGGTCATCGCAGAGAAGGCCGAGCGCCGAGTGCCAGACGCAATATTCGACCCGCGCGATGAGAATCGGTGCCGGGTCCGGACGGAACACCGTCTTGGTGTAGGCGCCGGGACGGGCGCGCTTCGCCGTGTGGTTCCAGCCTTCGATCTCTCGCTCGATGGCGACGCCGTCGACAACGACGCGCTCGCGCAGAAACCACCGCGGCTTGCCGTTCTGGTGCCGCTCGACGTCCCGCTCGCACGGCCCGCCGCGCCAGTCCGGGGCCGACCCCATGATCGCGTGATGCTCGACGAGCCGCCGCGCCGAGCGCCGCGTCGTCACGTCGCCGGCCCGGTCGATCACAGTGCCCGCCGCCATCGCCCGGGCAAAGAGCGCCGGCCCGTCCGCCCCGAGCCCGAGCCCGGCGTCCGGGCACCAGCCGTCCGGCATGTCGATGACGAGCCCGTCGAGCCCGGCCACCGCCTCGGCGATGATCAGCGCGTCCGGATGCGGCGCCTCGGTCGCGCCCCTGTCGGCAACGACGCCATAGCGGTTGACGTCGACATCGGCGGAAAGCTCGCCGAAGGCGATCACCGCGTCCCATCCGCAGCGAAATCCGATGCCATAGCCGCCCGCCTTCGGCGCCGCCTTCGGCAGCTCTTGCCCATAGGCCCAGGAGAGCAGCTTCTCGATATCGACGCGCTTTTTCATCTGACGATCTCCTATCGGTAATGATTGCTGTCTCTTTGTCGATAGTGGCGGGGGTCTGTAGGTAGTCGTGTAGATAGACGATATAGCTGTTTTTTACACTGTTCTCATGTACTTGAGAGTATTTGGCGGGGATGGCGAAGGTTCTTCGCGCATTACGTATGAGTTTTGTTTCTTGTCTCCGCTTCCCCCGAACCCCGTTTTTACACATAGGCGCGCGGCGACCCCCGCCATCCCCGCCAATCGGCCACAACCATTTGATCGATCGTTCCTTTTTGCCGGCGACAATCGTCATTCGACTGTCGACACATCCCCGCCATCCCCGCCGTTTGGCGTGGGTCACACATAATCGTCAGGCCCTGACGGGGGTTGCGGGGCGTCGTCGACCACCGGCACATGGACGAGGATGCCGAAATAGTAGTTGCGGCCGGCGATCTCGCGCTTCTCGAAGCGACCGCTCGCGGCAAGACCGAAGCGCTTCATCGAGGGCGGCTTGTTGAACTTGGCGTTGGCCTCGCCCCAGACGCAGAAGGCCCGATAGAACTCGTCGGCGCCGACGCGCCCCTCGGCATCCGGCTTGACGCATTTGTCGAAGAACTCGCCGATCGGGTCCTGGCTGACGCGATAGGCCTCCGTATCGTTGCGCACCTCGTCGGCGATGTAGAGCCCGCCATTGTCGAGATAGTCCATCAGGCCGTCGACGAGCCAGGCGAGGATACCCGGCCCTTCCTCGGCGACGAATTCGGAAACGACCTCCTCGAAGTCGCGGCGCTTCTCCTCCGGGATTGTCTGGTCCCAGTGCATCACGAGCAGGCGCCGCGCAGTGCCATAGTCGGCGCCGTCGATGGTCGGAAAGCCGTTGCCGCTCATGTGCGCCGTGGCCCGGTTCTGGAATTCCATGAACCCCTTGAAGAGGTCACGCGCCGGAAACTTCTCGCCGCCGGTCAGCCGCTTGACGAGATCCTCCTGCAGCGGCGCGTCCTTCTTGACCTCGAGGATGCGCACCATGCGCTTGCCGTAGAGGCGGATGATGTCCGGGGAGGCGCTTCCGGCGCCGCGCTCGGCCGCCCCGACGATCGATTCGCGCGGCAGGCCGACGGCGAGCGCCTCGCCGAGCACCCGCACGATGACCTCGAGGAAGACGCTCTTGCCGTTGGCGCCGGCGCCATAGTGGAACATGAGGTACTGCACGGCGACGCCGACAAGGCCGAGCCCGGCGAACTGCTGCAGGCTGCGGCGCTTCGAGGGCTGCACGATCATCCTCTCGATGAAGGCGCGCCATTTCGGCGCCGGCGCGTCGTGCCCGGCCCAGGGCAGCGGGACAAGCGCGGTGATGAGATCGTCGCGGTCGTGCCCCTCGATCGCCCGCATGCGCGGCTCGCCATCGGGGAGATCGTGGCGCGGGTCGAAGACCAGCGTGTGGGTCATGGTCGCGACGCGCCAGATCCGGCCGTTGAAATCGTCCGGCGGGCGACGGCGGCGCGGGTCGACGAGCTCGAGGCAGGATTTGATCCGCCCGGCATTCTTGCAGGTGACGCCGAAGGACCGGCGCTTGGCCCTCCTCTTGTCGATCGCGCCGGCGGCGGCGAGGGCGGCCTTGGCGACCCGCTCGCTCGGCTTGTCGAGATCGCCGCTGTCGACCATCCGCTCGAGATCGTCGAACGAGGCCGACGGAAACATCTCCCGCGCGGTCGTGACGGCGGCCTCCTCACGCGGCGTGTAGAGCAGGAACTCCGCCTCCATCATGATGCGGTTGCCGAGCCGGCTCGCCAGCGTCAGCGCCATCGCCGTGCCGTTGGAAATGTCCCAGTGCCGGCCGGACCAGACCGCCCGCATGCCGCCGGCCGTGCCCTCGGCGGCGACGACGAGATAGTCGCGGCCGAAATGACGGATGAAGCGCTCGGCGTTGTCGGTGTCGGAGGCGTCGAGCGCCGCGCAAGCCGCAACAATCGTCTCGTCGACGTCGGGCTCCGGAGCGCGGGGTTGCGGGGCGTCGCAAAGCTCGTCGTTGTCTTCGTCATTCCCGCGAAAGCGGGAATCCAGAACGGGGTCAGACTGCCCCCCATGCCCCTCGTCCGGCCATACCGGCGGCGGTTCCGGCGCGCGGGCGCCACCACGCCCCGCCCGCGTTGCGACATCAGAGAGATCGCGGGGATGGGCGACGCCGAAGGACAAGCCGCTGTCGATCGTCTTCCTGACCGCCGGCCAGCCGTCGTCATGGGCAAGGCCGGATGCGGCGGTTTCGAGACCTGCGCGCACCGTCGCCTCGGAGAGCGCGCCGGCCCCGACGAGCGTGCCGAGCCGAACCGCCGCCTTGTGCAGCGTCTCGTTGCGGGTGCCATGGCCGGCCTGCTCGACGGTTCGCAGCTCCGCATCGAGCGCAGTCAGGGCATATTTCCGCAACGCCTCCTCGGCGCCACCGCCAGAACCGGCCACCGCCCCGGCGTTCCGGCCCGGCGATGGGCGCGGCGCCCGGTCTGGCGCAAACTCGCCACGCTTGAGGATGACATCGAGCAGCCGCGCCGGCGCGCCGGCGAGGCGCTCTCCCGGTGCCGCCAGCCAGCGATAGGCATTACCATTCGCCATGACCGATGGCGGCACGATGACATAGCCGCCGGTGCCGCGAATATCGACATGGGCGGCGATGGCCGGGAAGGCATCGACGAACCCGTCGATATCCTTGGCCGCGTTGACGAAAAGCCCGGACCGGTTGCCGATATCCTCGACAGGCAGCGCGAACCACAGATGCAGCCCGCCCGATTGTGTCTCGGCGATTGCCGGCATCAGGATTTCGCCGGTTTCGCCGTCGATCGAGCCGAGATCCCCGCCGCAGAAGCGTTCGAGGTCGGAGAGCATCGCGCCGGCCGCGTCGACCCGCGGGTCTAGGTCGACGACGAAGGCGCCGACACGCACGCCGGTCGGAACGCCGATCAACGCCTTCGGCCAGCGCCGCCACCAGGCGTTGATCTGCGCCTCGTCGGTCGTCGCGAGATGAAACCCGCCATCCTTGGCACCCGGTGCCGATTCTCCGGGCACGAGCGGGCGCTTGCCGCCCTTGCCGGCAGAAGGCGAGCAGGGGAACACCGGCCAGCCACGGCGGGCGATCGCCAGCGCCTCGGCAAGAAAAGGATTTTCGACCCGGGCGTTCATCTTATCCCCGACCCCGTTCTTCTGGTGTGGTTGTTCTTTTTGCTGCGCGCCCATCCGGGCTTGCTCTTGTTCGGCCTGACCGGCCGGCGCGCGGTCGCGCTTGCGGCGCTTCGCGCCGGAGTGCCTCGATCGAATGTCCCGCGCGACGCCTCTTGCGTCCCCTCGCCCCAGCGGGGAGAGGGACAGGGTGAGTGGGATCAGAACGGAATCTCGTCGTCCATCTCTGCCCCAACCCCGCCACCAGGCGCGCCGCGGCCGAGCTCATAGGCCCGGTCGGCCTCGGCCTCGAGGCTGCCGCGCCCGCCGCCCCCAGCCGGCCGGCCATAGTCGTCCGGCGAGGCCGCCGGCGGCACGCCCTCGCGCTTGTCGAGGAGGACGAGCGTCGCGGCAAAGCCGTTGAGCACGACCTCGGTCGTGTAGCGCTCGCCGCCGGCCTGGTCGGTCCACTTGCGGGTCTGCAGCTTGCCCTCGAGATAGACCTTCGAGCCCTTCTTCAAATAGCTCTCGGCGACCCCGACGAGGCCCTCGTTGAAGATGACGACGCGGTGCCACTCGGTCTTCTCGCGCTGCTCGCCGGTGTTGCGGTCCTTCCAGCGCTCCGAGGTCGCGACCGAAAAGCTCGCCACCTTCGCCCCACTCTGGCCGGTCCGAACCTCCGGGGCCTGCCCGAGATTGCCGACGAGGATCACCTTGTTGACACTTCCGCTCATGATGAGTCTCCTTTCTTGCCGGTCCTATCGGCCCGGCGGTTCGGCCTGACCGGCCGGCGCGCCACCTGACATCGCTGGCGCGAATGTCAGGCCTTCTTGGATCGTCTGCCGGCAAAGCCGGCGGTCGCGCTTGCGGCGCTTCGCGCCGGGGTGCCTCGATCTAGGCTTCTCCGTGTTCGTCATTCCCGCGAAAGCGGGAATCCAGTGGTCGAGCGCGTCTCCGGCGCATCAAATGTCCTCCATCAGGCGAACAAGCTCGCCTGCAACGGCATTGCCTGCACCGGCGGCGCGAGTTGCGAGAGTTCGGAACGCATGGCCTGCGACCAGCGGCACAACCCCGTTGCCGAGCATGCGAAGCCGGTCGACCCGGGCAGCGCCATGAGGGTCCAGCCCGCCGGCCAGCCCATCAGCCACTCGACGAACAGCGGGTTCAAGCGCGGGGACGCGCTCGAGGACGGCACACCATCCGTCAAAGTCTCCGGGTCCTGGCGGCCATGTCGGCAGGCCATCGCCGGCAGCGGTTCCCCGCCCGCCGAGAAGGCCTGGTTCGGACCGCCCTTCTCGCCGTCGCTCGCTCGCGGCGTCGACCACAGTCTCGCCTGCCCCTCGAGCGTCGGCCGTTCGCTCCCCTTCGCCCCGCCATCGCGGGTATAGGCCCCCGTCGCCACGCGCGGGGTCATCCAGCCCCGTTCGGCGACGAAGCCCAACATGTCCATCCGGCTCCTGCCATCGGTCCGCACCGTCGCCGGGCCGCTGCCCTTGTGATCGCGCACCGTTGCCGTCGGCCATAGCGCTGCCGCACCAATCAGTCCCGACTGCTTGCTTGCCATCGTCACCTTGTGACCATCGTCCGCCGCCATCGGCGTCGGCCAAGACCCCGAGGATAAAGAGCCGTTGCCGCTCGTGCGGCGCGCCGACTTCCGCCGCGCTGAATAGTCCGCCCTCAACGCGATAACCCAGTCGCTGTAGGTCGCGCCAAACCCGCTCGGCCCCGGCGACGAGGCCATTGCCGGCCGAGAGCATGCCGGTGACGTTCTCGACGAGGCACCAGCGGGCGCCGGACTGGACGAGGATGCGCCGGAAGTCGGCCCAGAGGTCGCGCGGGTCGTCGTGCCCGCGCCGACGTCCGGCGAGGGAATGGGGCTGGCAGGGGATGCCGCCAACGACGCCAGAAACGTGCCCGCGAAACTGCCGGCCGTCGAAGGTCTTGGCATCGTCCCAAACAGGTGCCGGAGCCAGGAGACCCGCTTGCATCGCCGCGACCAGATGGGCGACGGCGAAGGCTTCCCTCTCCACCATAGCGACGGCGCGGCTTCCCGGCATTGCAAGGTGCAGTCCGAGGTCGAGCCCGGCCCCGCCGGTGCAGATGGAAAGATACCGGCCGGAGTCGGGTCCGTTGCCGAGGTCGGGACGTAGAGCCACATTCATGCCCCCTCCCCGCCGATCGTCGGCCCCGCGCCCTGAAGCGCCTCGATACCACCATTCGTCTCGGCCTTGCGCGCCCGGCGGGCGGCGAGAAAGCGGCGCACCGAGGCCATCGCGGTGCTCGCCTTGCGCGCCTGCAGCGCCGCCGCGGCCATCCAGAAATCGCGCTCGGCCTCGGCGAGCGTCAACCGCTCGGCAAGAGACCCCGTCTCGCTGCAGCGCCGCCGCGTCCCGCTCGGCCACAAGGGTGTCGAGGGTCTTCATGGCCGCTCCTCCCGGAACAACGGCCCGGCATCGCCCGGCTTGTCGCCATGCCGCGCCTTGGCGCTTGCCGCCCGGCGCGTCGCGGGGCCGTTGGTGAAGCAGGATTCGATCCGCCGCCGCGCCATCGCGGCATAGTCCGGGTTGATCTCGATCAGCGTTGCCTCGTAGCCGTGGATCGCCGCAACCATCCCCGTCGTGCCGGCGCCGCCGAACGGATCAAGCACATGGCCGCCTTTCGGGCAGCCCCCACGCAAGCACCGCTCGACGAGAGATGGCGGGAAGGTCGCGAAATGGGCATCGCGGAACGCCGCCGTCGCCAGTTCCCAGACCGGGACCGGCCCGGCCGGCTCGTAATTGCGCAGTAGCCGGCCGGCGTCTCGACCGCCACCGACAGCTTTCATCGGTCCGTTCGTCTTGCCGACCGCACGATCTGAACCGTCCTGAGACGCAATGTCCTGGGACCATCTCTGAATCGACGCCGGTGTCGCAGGCAATCGAACGGCCTCGGCGTCGTAGTAGTGGCCGAGGGCGATCCAGCGCGGCCCGAGCCGGCCTTCCGGGCATTTGTCGGTGATGGTCGAAACCATCACGACCTGCTCTGAAAAGTCCGGGTCCTGCGAAATCTCACCGGTGTCGCGCGCCACCCAGAATTCCGGCGCGTCCGACTTGGTGAACAGGAAAATCTTCTCGTGCGCCGTCGCCGGGCGAAACCGGCCGGATGAATCCGGCATGCCATTCGGCTTGCCCCAGACGATCTCGGACCGAACCCACCAGCCCGCATCCTGCATCGCTATGGCGAAACGGTTCGGCATCATCACCAGGTCTTTTGGCTTGAGGTAGCCGGCGGCCTCAACGCGCAGGGCCGGGTAGCCTTCGCCATCATCCCCGCCATTCCGGAGATTCTTTGAGGCGCCATGCCGCCCGCCGCCCCCTTTGCCGAGGCCAAGCCCACCGACAGGCCCCACCGTCGAAAACGGCTTGTCGCGGAATGTCCTGTCGTCACCGCCGCTGGCCTTCGTCTCTGCCGCGCTGCGCCCGTTCGGGGTGGTGGCGTAGCAGTCGCCATAGTTCACCCAACAGGTGCCGGAGGGCTTCAGGACCCGGCGCACCTCCTCGAAAACCTCCATCATGGCGTCGAGATGTGCGCCAACGCTCGGCTCCATGCCGAGCTGGCCCTCGACGCCATAATCGCGAAGGCCCCAATAGGGCGGGCTGGTGACGACGCAGTCGAAATGATCATCCGGCAGCTCGCGCAGCCTTGCGCGAACGTCACCGACGAGGATCGAACAGCGCCCGTCGAGGAAGGTCTCGGCCGCCGCCGTGATGTCGCGTTCATGACGCATGGCACGCCGTCCCCTACCCGCTCGATACCCTCGCGGGCGCTCGTTCCTTCGCTCGATTCACTGGATCGAGCGATCGGCTTTGCCGACCGGTTCTCGCTCTCATCGCCGGCCCCCCCGGCGCGGATGCGGCAGGTCGTGGCGCGCGCAATGCGCTGCAATGCCGTGCAACACGGTTGCACAATCGCGGCCACCGAGCGCCGCGCCGATTCTGGAAAACGGGGCGCGCGTCAGCGCCGCGCAGAGCCACATCACCCTTTGGCGCAGGAGCGAAGTCGCGGCGCAGCGCCGCCGACCCGCGAACCCCTCGACGTCTACCCCGTGCGCCGCTGCGACGGCCGCGATGATGTCTCCGATCTCCGCCCCCGGTGCAAGGCCGTATGTCTCGGCACCGGCGGCGCCGACCACCGAAGGATCCAGCGGCCGGAGCGAGCGCCGATATTCGGCCGGCGTCGGCACGCCGCTGGCACCGGCAAAATCACTGGACGCGGCCTCGACCGCACCGACAGAGGCATAGCCGATCGATGCGGCGATGGCGGGCCATGGCTCGCCCGTCACCATCCTGGCGAGCCATGCGGCATGTGCCCGGATCGGCCGGACGCGCCCGCCTTTGTTGCCGAGGATGGCCACCTCACGGGTGACACCGTAGGTCTCGGCCACCGCGGCAATGACATCGGCGATCGATGCGCCGGGGCCGAGGCCGAGCATCGCCTCCTCGATGGCCTCGGCCTCTGTCGCGGCGGCCATCTTCGCGGCCGGCAAAGGGGCGACGACCGGTGCCGGGTTCGGCAAGGCCGGCACCGAAAGCGCCCGGTCATGCACCGCGCGGCGCGCGGCGCGGGTCGCGGCGGCCAGGTCCGGCGCATCGAGGCGGGTCGGGATGGCCCGCCGCCGGGTCATCACCTCGTCCTCGGCGAGCGGATCCGTCACCCCGGCGCCGGAAAGATCGCGGTAGAACGCGCCGGTATCGACAAAGACGGCAAAGAGCCGCAGCGTCTCGACCATGGTCTCGGCGCGCAGCGCCGCGGCTTCCTTGCGCGCCCTTGCGCGCAGCCCGGCATCGAGGCCGTCGTCGCCCCGCTCCGGCGCGGCATTCGCCGCCTCGATATCCGAAGCGAGCCGGCGCGGGAACAGCGCCGCAAGGCGCGGCTCGCTCGCCGCGGCGAGGATGTGCCCGGCCGGGGTCATGACGAGGACTCCTGGTCACCGCCCACCCCATAGGCTCGCCAGAAATCCCGAACGGCCCTCCTGAATTCCTCATCCTCACGTGTGAATTCCTCATCCTCACGTGCCGGCTTCGCGAGGCGGTCATCGACGGCCCGCTTCACCGGATCGCCGGAATGCGCCCGGCAATGCTTGTCGCCCGGCAGGCTGACCTTGAACGGACCGCGCGCGCCGGGCGGGCGCTTCATCAACTCCGCCCGGGCGCCGGCTATGACATCCGCCAGCCCCGGGTCCAGAACTGGGTCTGCCACGATATCGAATTGTCCCGCGTTCGCCCGGACGGCGCCGTCGGCCGCATGTTTCGACAGCCCGGCCAGCGCCTCCGCCACGCCGCGCGGATAGGGTGCCGGCGCGGGCTCCCCGATTGTAGTCTCACCCTCACGCCCCGCCACCGCGCCCATGATCTTCGCGGCGTCGGCCTTGAGGTGCAGCGGCGGCAGGGTCTCGGCGGCGAACTCGGCGTCGGGCCGGTTCGCCGGGTCCATCAGCGCCCCGGCGAGGGCCGCATAGCCGGCCATGTCGCGGAAATCGTCGAGATTGAACTGGCCGTTGAGGGCGCGGGCGATCTTCAGCAAGACCATCATCTGGGCGACGTCGCCGGGCGTCAAATCTGCATGGTGGATCGTCTCGAGATAGGCGTTCCAGAGACGGGCAATGTCGGCGTGGGTCACCTCCGAACGCCCATGCGCCTCTTCCCGCCCGCCTTCGACGAGCCGCGCCGTCTCGCGCAGGATATCCCCAGGTCTCATTCCACCCTCCCCCAGCTCGCCAGCCGGCAGGCGCTGCGGTCGAGCGCGTCGACCAGCCAGCCGGCGCTCGCCTCGACGAGCTCGGCGATGTCCATCACCCCGAGCGCGATCCAGATCACGCCATAGGCGAGGACCCACTGCACCGTCGCGAGACCCCGCGCCAGCCGTCGCCGCGCACTGTCGAGATCAGGCTTCATCGTCCCAGCCCCCAGTCGCCCACGCGGGTTATCGCTTCACCCAGCCATCCGTTCACGCGGATACGCCACCCGATCCAGTCCAACAGGACCCCGTTGACGCGGCTGCGCCCCTCGGCCCAGGTCCTCAGCGCTACGATGACGAGCCAAGCGATTTTGCGCCGCATCACACCCCCTCCTCGCCCCGCGCCACGCGGCGGGCGTCGCGCTTGAACCGCACCAGCGCCTCGATAACCTCGTCGGCCTCGCGGTCGAGCCGCTGCGCCTCGTCCGGCGTCACCCGGCCATCGGCAAGGGCGGCGACGAGCGCGGTCTCGACATCTCCGGCCTCGGCAATGAGCCGTCCGAGATGCGCCATCCAGGCGGCCGGCGAGGTCTCCCCCGCCGGCGGCAGCGCCACCACCTCGTGGCCGGTGAGCCGCGCCAGCGCCTGGGTGACAATCGGCCGGCCCGTGTCCATCTCGAGGTCGGCGATGACATCGAGCGCCGGCAGCGTCTCCATCTCGTTCGTCGACCCGGCCCGCGAAATCTGCGACTGCGACACCCGCGTGATCGATGCCGCCGACTCCTGCCCGCCGGCAGCGATCACGAGTTGCCGGAACGCGCCCTTGAGCGCCAGGATGTCGCGCTCGTGCGTCGGCCGCGGTGATTGGAAATCCTTGCGCATATTCCCGTTGCTCCTACCCGGTGACGCGGCTCCCCGGCCCTGCCACCCTGTTGATCGATCCCCGCCATCGGCCGCCGGCGGGCGAGGGACACCGTCGGCGGCCATCTCTTCCGGCTCCGCGACGGGGGGCGACGAGGCCGGAAGGTTCGCCGGACCGCAGGGACGGACCCCGCTCCGGCGCTGGAACTTCGGGGGCGGACGCCGCGTCACTGGTCCGCCCGCCCCCTTGCCACCGGCCACGAGGGCCGGCGGCAAACTCACCCGAACCGGCCCGAGAAGGACCGCGCCGGATGCTCGATGGAGCCGCAAAGATCGAGCCCGCCGCCCGGCCCGCAGTCGCGGGTCTCCCGCCGCGCGCCCGCCGAGCTTGCGGCACCACCGGTGCCACTCCCCTCCCCCTCGCGGGGAGGGGTCGGGGGTGGGGGGAACCGAACATCGGGAACACCCGCGGCAACACATGCGGCCTGACGTCGGCCGACCATTCGGCGAGCGAGGCGGAAAGCGCCGCCTGCCGCCGCCGGGCGATGTCCGCCCCGGTCATGAGGCACCCCACCGCCCCCTCGTCGCAGTCGGCGAGCGGACAGACCAGACACCAGTCGATCGTGCGATAGCTCATTCCGCGGCCTCCTGCGTCTCGGCGCCATCTCCCCTCCCCCTGGCGGGGAGGGGTCGGGGGCGGGGGGTACCATCCCCGGAAAAAGACACCGGCGAGCCCGTCGTCGCGGACGACACGGACCCGCCGGCAGTCGGTCCTGGGGAGGAAATCGAATGCGAGGCCTCGCCCTCGCCGGCGGCGCCCCGCGCCGCCCAGGCGACGAGGTCATCGGCGCTGACGTCGAGCCCAGCCTCGGTAGCGGCGCGCAAGAGGCGCGACCAGTGCAACGGATGCACACTGTCGCGGCGGCGCGCGTTCGAAACGTTCTGCGGCGACATCGAGCCAATGGACCGCGCCGCATCGGTTGGAGTCCCGAGTGCCGTCAATAGATCCGCGAAGGAGGAAGGTTTGCTCACCGCTACGGTCTCGCTTGCTTCGCAACATCGAAACAGTTCGTTTCGTTTGCGTCAAGCAAAATCCACACGTTGTGTCTCGGAAGGCGGCAACGATGTGCCCATGAGTGAAAAAGAAGCCAATGCCGCGACGCAGAATGGCCGCTTGCGCATGGCCCGCGAGCTTGCCGACATGTCCGTCGCCGAAGCCGCCAAACGCCTGGACCTGACGCCTCAAGCCCTGTCGCAGATCGAGCGTGGCGATCGGCGCCGCGAGCGCGTCCCGAAAGACCTGCTCGACCAGGCCGCCACCCTCTATGACGTCGATCGCGTCTGGCTCGGCATGGGACTCGGCGCGCCGCGCGAGGATACCGCCGGCAACGCCAAGCCCGCCACGGCGGGCCTGGCGCCGACAGCCGGCATCACGGTGCCGATCCGCGGTCGCGCCGCCGGCGCCATCCTGAACGGCTTCGCCTTCGACGGCCAGCCAATCGGCCTATGCCCCTGCCCGCCTGGCCTGCGCTCGGCCCGCGGCATCTATGCCTTTTATGTCTCCGGCGATTCCATGAACCCGACCCACCCCTCGGGGGCGCTGCGCTTTGCCAGCGAGAACCTGCCGCTGCGCGTCGGGGACACGGTCGTTGCCATCTACGCCGCTCCGGGCAAGTCCGTGCGCCCGGCCCGCATCAAGATTTTTCGCGGGCGGCGCAACGGCAAGGTCATCCTCGAACAGTTGAGCCCGGCTGGTACCATCGAGGAACCCGGCGACAGCATCGACGAGATGCATCGCGTTCTGACAACGAACGAGTTGTTCGGCGTCTGAGTGCCCCCCAATATTTCGGGGATTTCGCCGCCTAAGACTTTCGTATTTTCCTATATGAGAGGGCACCAGCCCGACCTTTGCCGCGGTTTTGCAGTCCAGACGGCAAGCAGACACCTATCTAGCGTTCGGTCAGATCGGGCTGGCGCTGGGAAAAGTGCGCGCGTCTGGACGCAAAATCAATGAAAAGTCACCGCAAAGGCAAATCAAAATCTAATAATTACAATGCTAACGATTCCATTCATTCTGCTCTAAGCAACATAGTACTTGCCGAGTCTATCGCCCGGGCATTGCGAGCAATGACCACCGGCCGACAAACCATCGACGCCGGCATGGTCGCCGCCGCCGCCACCGCGATTGAAGCCGCCACATTCCGCTCCGGGTCCATCCTGTCGCAAAACGAAACGTGAGTCGATTGACGCAGGTCGCCACATTTTGTTGTTGACACCATGTAAACATTCTGTTTCGCTGGGCGCCATCACACCCGGAGATGGGCCATGTCACTTCCGCACCAGCGCCACGAACCACACCTCGGCGCCACGCCATTCGAGGCGATAGGTGCCCCCATCTCCGACAACCTCGGCGAGATGCTGTTCGTCGAAGAAGTGGCGCAAGGTGAGTACGACCTCCCTGCCGCGAAGCGCATCTTTGAAATCGCCGATGGCCGCCGACGCAATGAAGAGGACGCCGAGCGCATTGCTCGAAGGATCGACACGGGCCGCCATCTGCAGCCCACCGTTGGCGTCCATGATGAAGAATTTCGTCGTGGCGCCGTCGACGTCGAACGTATAGGCGCAGCTCGACGGCCGGAACGGCGCGCAGCCGGCGGCAAAGACCGTCGGCAGTCCGCCAATGGCCGAGAATATTCGGTTGATGTCCACATCGAGACCGTCGACCGTTCCGGCGGAGGCCGGGCCGACGAGCGCAAGCATCGCCAGAGCGGCGTGAAGCACCGCTTTCATCTACTTCCTCCTGACCAGCCCTTTCACGCCCTTGCTGGCGCGGCCGGCGCCGAGCGCATCGGAAACAGCTTTCTCGAGCGCCGTATCCGCGCCCCGCACCGGCGCGACGTCGAGCCGCTCGCCAAGCGCCGCCTGCACCCCTTGGGCGCGGATCGCGTCCCGAATTTCGCTGAGGAGCCGCGCAATACCGCCGAGCACGACTTCACCGGATCGGGCGCTCGGCTGCGCCGACCGGCTCTCACCCCATCATTCAACCGCGCCGCGCGGCAACGCGCAAGCGCAAGCTGACGGAGATCGCGCCATGACTGACCCCATCCTCCAGTTCTTTGCCTTTCGCCATCTGCCCCCGCATTTGCAGGCTGTGAGCCAGCCCTTCGCTGCCCTCGCGGGCGAGATCGTGGACACCGTACCCATCTGCATCGAGCGCACCACCTGCCTGCGCAAGTTGCTCGAGGCCAAGGACTGCGCCGTCCGCGCTCACCTTTTCGACGAGGAGTGGGACGGATGACCGCCAACGTCGAAAAGCCAGACTTCGATGCCTTGCGGGCGGCGCGGAACGAGTCCGTCGCCAAGGTGGTGGCAAGGCTTTGCGACGAGCACGGATGGGACCCGAATTTCGCCGGCACGACGTTCGATCCGAACGCCTGCTACTGCGCCTGCGCCGAAGGCGGACCGTGCGAGCACGACTTCAGCGGCTGGCGCGATTTCGATGACGGCCGCGGCGGCGAGAAGGTCTGTTCTCGCTGCGGCATGGGCGCCATGAGCCACACACTCCACACTTGTTGGGACATCTGACATGACCTTCCACGACCGCGTCGTTCGCATCGACTGGTCCGCCCCGCCCCGCCGCGCCGTGAGGCGCGAGAAGCTCGAGGCTGCCGTCCGCGCCTGGCTCGACCTTCCCGGCGACCACCTTCTGACCATTCGCCCCGCCGGTGTCGACTGGCTGTGGGGCGCCGAGGTCGAACGCATCCTCGCCGTCATGACCGACGACGAGCTCGCGCAGTGCCTCGCCGAGCCCGCGCCCCTCGCCGCCCGGAACCTCGAGGACGTGCTCGAGGAAGAAGCGGGGCGGCCGACCGATGGCACCATCCGCCGTGGCCGCGTCGGCCTTGCGGTCACCGGCCGCCGGATCGACTGCCCGGCGCCGGGGAAGCGCGGCGAACGCCCCGCCTTCGGCTTCGGGCCTGTCGTCGAACCCCTCATTGCCGATACCGCCAGCCTCGTCGCTATCGGCCTTTTCCTCGCCAACGCCGCCGTCTGGGGCGGCCTTCTCGCCGGAGCGCTGTGATGACATCTTCGACCACCACGCGCTGGATTTGCGACATGCCCGAATGCGGCGAGACCGTCTCGGCCCCGGGCGCAGGGCTACCGGACGGCTGGTCCCGCCTCGAGATCGCCGTTGCCGACGGCATCGGCGAGGACTTTTCCGGCAAGGCAGATTTCTGCCGCGCCTGCGGGCAAAAGATCCTCCTCGCCTTCGGCCTCGAACGCGAGCCCACGCCAATCGAGAGGGCGTCGTGATGCGTCAGCGACGCCGCATCCTCATATTTTCCCCGCTCCTCGTCCTCGCCTTTTGCCTCGGCTTCATCGTCGTCGCGGTGC